CTCTGTATTAGCACCTTCCGTTGCAATTCAATTTCATCAGTAGCTGCTTTCTCTTTGGCAATGTTCAGTTGTTGTAACAATTCAGCATTTTCTCGTCTAGTAGTTTCTAACTGTTCCTTAGTATGGTCATATTGCAAACCTTTTTGAATATCTGTTTTCCACTCACTCTTGGGAATTTTCTTCTTTTCCTTTAAGTGATCTACTTCCATAAATTCTTCTTCTACTTCGGGTTCACTAGATTCTACATCTGTTTTGTCTGTAATCTCTCCAGATACTTTTTCCGATTTTATTTCGTCTGGTTTGTTTTCCAGAAAACTAAAATCAATATCTTTCATCGGATCTACTGCTGTTTCTTTTGTCTGAATTGGTACGTCTTTCATTTGATTAGGCATTGGTTTGTCTGCCTTTCTTCTTTTATTTTCAATAGGGTTGGTTTTCCCTAATGATTTCTATTGAGCTTGATTTATCTGTTTAACATCAGCAGAGTTCATTTGTTTTGGGGCTTGCTCGGTAGCTTGTTTGGCTTGCATATCTTCCATTTCTTTTAGAATCATCTCTTTATCCGGAAGTTTTCCGTCTATAATAGTATCCCAGAAAGCTCGTATTCCCATTCCTTTGCCTACCATAGCCATTGCAATCTGTTCAAAATGCTGCCATGTTTGTGGTCTTTCATCTACTATCTTAACCTTCATATCATAGTCTGGTACATAGTATTCAATATCGCCATCACTATTGGTATATGAGTTCATTATGTCCTTGTTTACCATCTTTCCGTACTTAACTTCTTTACTTTTGTCCATAGATTCTACTGTTTCTTTTAGCTGTATGAGTGCTGCAAGTTGAGCTTTCTTATCTTGCATTTTTATTATATCTTTTATCCCAGTATAGACCAGTTTCATAATAACTCCACTCTTATCGCCTCTGATTCGGTATTCTCTTTCTTGAGTGTAGTTTTCTGATATCCTATTTATTGTAAGTTTAGTCATATCTATCATAAATCCTTCTAGTATTCCAAGCTTACCCTTGTTTCTAACATCAGCTCTAGCTCCCAAATCTCTAACAGAAGCATATGGTACATTAGCACCAGGGCTTACGCCCTGTGCAATAGCTGTGTTCTGTGATGTCGTATCCAAATTCTCTTTCAATTGAACCATAGCAGTTTGCAAACTTTGTGGAACTATTACAGGATCACGTTGTTTTATCTTCGCAAGCGAGTTAACTTCTAATGCTTCTCCACCAGTGTGCATCTTAGCTTTATAATCTCTCATTTGAGCATCACTAAATGCTCCTTTTTCATATAAGTATCCACCAAGACCTTGCAATGACATAGCTTCTAATTGAATATCCATCAGCTTGTTATACATTATCTGTGGATTCATTATATTTCTAACTTCACCATAACCATATGGATTACGCTCATCCTTATATAATACCCTGTATACAAACGGATACAAGCCATCCTCGTTCACATATGGTATGTATTCAAGTAGTATATTACCAACTACGTATGCACAATGTACACCATTTATACTACCATTAGCCATATCATTATACATCTTAACTTTAACTGGTTCATCTTTAAACTCTTCTGCTTTATCTAAGAAAAGTTGCTTGTTTTCTTCTGAAACAAATTCGGGTTTACCTTTATGCCAATGTTCTATTATCGTAGCTTGATTAGGTCGTTGTCCTTCTGTCTTGTTTTTAGAAACATCATCATAATCTTCAATCGCATTTTTACCAAGTTCCCATGTATCTTCTATAAATCCCATCTTTTTACGATAGACTAAATTGATAAACTCCTGTTCCTGAAATCTCCTTTTTAAATCCCTTATAGCTGGGTCAAAGTAAATTTCGTCTTTATCTTGGAATTGAACAAGGACTTCGCCCATATATGAAGTTGGACCAGAACCACCTATAAATCTAGGATCCCATACAACTTTGCCTATCAAGATTCCATACTGAATAAATTGTAATACGGTTTCTTTCCATTCATCTTGGTACTTGTTTATGTACGATATATACGATATTGTGTCTTGTAATACATAAGCTTTAGCATCATCAGAGTGTTCCCGACCAGATATGTCTGTTTGTGGTGTAGAAGATGTTAGACCATCAACAATATTCATTAGCGTAGGTAATATAAAATTACTAACGCTATTAGGTCTATTCGTCTTATCCTCGTTTGAAATTGGTGATAATGAAGTATCCCATTGATCACCTTTTGTTATTAAATATTCATCATCCCAATAATCTTGCGTTTCTGCACGATTACCACCGACTGCTATTTGTTGGCTATATGTAACATCGTTCACAAATTGGGCTTCTTTTTTATTATCAGCCTTAGTTTGCTTTTTCGTGTTCTTTTTATTTTCGTCATGTCCGAACATTTATTAGACCTCACATATAAGTATTTTTTCTTTTTAATTTACCATCAATAGTTTGAACCATTTCAGGTTCAGAATAACCAATATTATTAGACTTAATAACTTTAGTATCGACAAAATCAGTTAGTATCTCTATAAATCTTTGTATTTTAGTTTCATGTTCTTTATCATCAGAATATTTTATCTCTTTGATTTTCATAGCCATAGCAAATCCTATGCGAAATGAAATAACGACTGCTATCAACGCACTTACGAACATAATTGTGTAAAAAAGCATAGAACCTCCTAGTACATTCATATGTTACCACACTAAAACTACCACAGATATTTAAATCTGTCAAGTGGTTATAACCAATTAAACCCTTCACTTTTCTTTTCAGAGTATTCGTGTTTCCAATTATCCTTTGGATCTTTGTATTGTTCCTCTACAGGTACGTCTGAATACATCTGCCTACGACAATAGTATGTTATCGCTAACGACATAACATAGTCATCGTGTTTTCCCGGTAACGCACTAGGTTTACCAGACTTATCTTTGGCAAATGTTAGCATTTCTTGTAGCGTTTCTATATCGTAGAGAAATTCTATACTATCTCGAACTATACTAATCAAGTTGTTTATTATAATCGGTCTTGTAAATCTGTCAGTTCTAAATCCATACTTCTCTTGTATATCTTCTTGTATTCTATCCACGCTCTCACGTCTGTATATCATGGGATACATTAGTTCTTGTAATACTTTTATCGGGTGTGGGTCAAAGTTCATCTCTATTGCTATCAGGGCATCGTTGTAATACCTACCAAGACAATACATCTGTAATGCAAACAAATCGGAGTTGACCACACAATGATATACCGCAACTTGTCTACCGTTAGAATTATTTATAACGTGTGCTGCAAAGAAGTCAGAACCCTCACCAGATGTATCGCCACCTATTGCATAAGGGTGTCCGGTTGTAGGTTCTTCGTAAATTCGTATAATCCCATTTACATCATCAACAAATTTAATTGTTTCATCATTGACCGACTTGTCGACATTTAGTTCATATTCAAATCGACCAGTTCTATACTTGGTTATTTTAAAGAAATTTCTAAGTTTCTCTATTCTAGCCTCAATCTTTCTGTTGTCGAATATAGGACTACCAGTAGCAATAAAAGCCTCTTCTGGGGTACTGGGATATTCTTGATGGAAGTTTTCCAATGATAGATTACACTTATTTTTTATACACCATCTACGCCAAGTTAGTTGCTCATATGTCAAGTTAAATAACTCTTTTAGCTCTAATTCATTCCCCCATGTTTCGTGATCAAAGTTAGTTAGTTTAAAGAAATCATATTTCATTGTACTCTTTTTATCTTCAAACCATGGTATAAAAAGTGGAATGAAATCGTTCCGTTTTACCCTATTACCGTCTACATAATCATACGCATTAGCATCATCCCAGACATCTTTGAAATAGTTATAACCCTTAGCTGTACTCTCTATGATTACGATTGAGTCCTCATTAGGAACAGCTTGTAACAGAGATGTCATGGTTACTTCTATATCGCCAGAGAACTTAGACAGCTCGGATATGTGTAAGTAGTTTATATTATAACCGGAACCGGCGTTAGGATTGCCAGCAGTTTCGATTA